CGTATTATCGAAGCCGTTGCGCATCACCGAGCACCAGCCATTTTCTTCGCCCAAGGCAGCGTGCATCTTAACAACGTTATCGACTTGATTATTGATGACCATGCAATGGAAGTTGAGAGGATCGGGTTCAAAGGCATAGACGGTTCCAAACTTCTTGGCATAAAAACGGATATACATGCCCTGATTGGCTCCCGCTGAGATGCAAACATCTCTCTTTTTTAGGTATTTGAAATACTTGTCGGCATGGCTGCTTGCCCAGTCCCGATGGGGCCCATCCCAGGCCCCATAATCGGTTTTAATCCATATCCAGCGATCTTCGTCCTCAAGATAGCCGTCTTTTCCTTTAGTTCCTTCAACATCAAGTTCACGTATTTCAACAAGATCGATATAATTACTCAATTTGGGCATATAGGTCTCCGGGGTATAAAGGCCATCATAGGGCTCAATAATTTTAACTGGGGGTTTGAAACGCGGACGGGGGTGAGCCGCGCGTTTAGCAATAAGGGCGGCTGTATGGCGTCGTGTCTTCCAGGGCATTACTTTTTCTTGGCGCGCGCCGCCTTTTTCGCGGATCGGGCCGTGTCTTTGAACATCTCACGGCTATGCACAAAGTTTTGGGCAATCGTGGTCGGCAAGCCTGCACGGAAGCGATGAAAGTCGCCCGCCCCTGCGTTATCGCGCTGTTCTAGCCCCGAAACGAGCCCTGCTGCCTTCTTCCCGGCGTCAACCACCTTAATGCTGCGAAACTTGTAGCCCGCTGCGGGAGTGCCGTTATAGTTCTGGAGGAAGGTCTGATACTGCTTGACGCGATCCCCTCCTGCCATCACCACAAGGTCTTTGGTGCCGTCGTCATAGGCGGCCTTAACGTGGTGAACAATCGACTTTTTATCTTTGGGGGCAACATGGATTTTAATGTCAGGAAACGCCCGCTGGAGATGCTTCATTTTGTTTTTATCGTCGGAATGAGATGTGATGACCTTCAGCTTGGCCCCAAGAGTTTGGGCGTGCTTCTGGGCTTGTCGGATGATCTTTTCGTGTCCCACGGTCACCGGGTCCATCCCGGCGAACACCATCACGGTCGTGCCAGGAGCCTTGGGGGTCGCCCATTTCGAGGGGGGTTGCTTGGGAGGGACAGGTTTCTTGATCGTTGCCTTTTTAGCGGCAACGGTCTTTTTCGCGATGGTATCGACTTTTTTGACGAGCGTTTCGGTCCATGAGGCTTTCGGCTTCTTGGCAGTGGCAGCTTTCTTCGCTGGCTTCTTTGCGGCCTCCGTCAAAAATGACTTAAATCTTAACACAAATCGTCCCCCTGGAGCCTATAAACTCTTATTTATGCACGTTTCTATTTACGGCAAAGAATGGGGGAGATTCTCCCTCGAAGCCACCCCGTTTATTGAGCTTATTACAAAGCTCATCGGCCTTTTTCCTGTCGGAAAAGGTTGCTAAAATGAATGATGTTTTTAATTCCTTCAGACGATATTTCTTCTTGTCTTTCTCCACGATGTAGTTCTTCATCCCGTTTCCCTCCCATCTTTTGTGCCAAAACTCCGTATATCTTCTTCAAGTTGTTGCATTGCTAAGTGTCGCATGAATCGTTCGCGCCGATGCAGCATTACGTCGTTGGGTATAACTACACTGATTTGAACCTCATTGGCGGGAATATAACGGAGCGCCAGATACATCTCTCCCCGCCGAAGATTAGCACTGATACTGAGATTAAATTTATTCCACAACTCATTATTCATCAGGTTTCGACCTTCGCATCCTCTTCTAATTGATCGTATGTTATGACACGCATTTGAAACATTAACACTGTGTCTACCCCTGTTATCCATTCTGCTCTCCCCCCAGGCCCTATCACTTCGGGAGGCCCATAAAGAGTGCGATTCTGGGTTTCATAAAGAGCATTGTATACTTCATAAAGAGGGGGTAGCAGTTTTTCTATCATAATATGAGCTTTCCTAGACCCCAAAAGAGGAAACTAGCAAACAGATAAACAATAGCAAAAGCTAGGGTGTTTACCACGACTCTAATACGTAAAGGAATTTCAGGTAGTCCCGCCTCGTCTCTTAGTTGTTCTGTCACTAAGCGCCACATGCCCCCCTCTTGAAACCGCGTATCAAAAATGTCTGGCCCCGGAAACTCTAGCCGTCGATGGGCCCAGATAAGGCTAAGCCCAATTTTTATAAAAGACGGAAACACCTTTTTCACTTGATGTCCTTATACTTAGACGGATCAAATTTTGTCACGTTGCTCGGCGTCACATCCTGTGATAAGGTTTGCCCCACTTTTTCAACATCATACAGTCGCATCTTGGAGCGGTCAACGCCGATCACAAACTTGCGGAACCTCGTTGGGTCTTTGTAACGGTTTTTGAGTTGCTTAACCATGTATTGATTGAGCGCGTCAAGTTCCTCCGTGGCGATCAAAACGACCATGAAATCGACGGTCATGGGCAGCCCAAAACTTTCGGAGACGTGTTCCGCGCCCGCATCAGAGTTCTCGAAGCCCTTGCGGTTCAACTGGGAAGCCGACACAACGGGCACATTATACTCAACGGCCAACCCCCGCAGTTCCTCGGCGATAGCCTTGACGTAGCCATAACTGGATACGTCGCCTGAGAGCTTAACGCGGTTCGAGACACAGAGATTAACGTAATCGATATAAATGATGTCAGGAATAAAGTTTTTCTTTAGGCGTAACTCATCAAGGAGAAACCGAAAATGATTAGCTCCAGCCGTGGCAGTCGGATATTCTTTTACTATCAGCTTCCCTTTAGTTTTTTGTCGGATACTTCCGATAAGCTTCTCATAAGAACTCTTTGGGAGATGGACAAGTTCATCGACTCGAATGTTCAACAAGTTTGCGTCGATGCGTTCAGCAATACGCTCCTCCGCCATCTCCAAAGTAATATAGAGGACATTCTTCCCCTGCATCAGATTCGCAGCAGACATATGACACATAACGAGAGTCTTGCCGATGCCAGTTCCGCCGAGGATTACATTGAGAGTTTTCTTTGAAAACCCGCCGCCCGTGATCTCGTTGAAGTATTCCAGATCAAACGGGATTTTGTTTTCGATTTTGTGGTATAGTTCGTAGCGCTTATCCCAGTCCTCAATAAAGTCGTGCCCGATGTTGGTATCGAATGAGACCGACAAGGCGTCCTGTAGAAGCTTCGGGATCGATCCTTTTCCCAGGTCAGTTTTATCATCCAGAATTTTGATCGACTGCATGATTCCGAGATAGATCGCCCGATCCTTACAAAACTTTTCTGTCTGATCAACAAGCCACTGCACGTCGGTCTCGGCGTCGGCCTTGAGAGCGGCGATCTTCGTGCTGACGTTTTGGAAATCGGTTTCGGCAACGCCGGTTAGGTTGCCTGCCTCAATAATGAGGGCTTCCTTCGTTGGGAAGCTATTGTAGGTGCTGATATATGTCTTAGCGAGTTGAAAGAGTAGCTTGTCGCTTCGGTCTTGAAAGTAGTCGTGTTTTAGAAACGGTAAAACTCTGCGTCCATATCCCTCATTCGTTATTAGGTGTGATAATATTATGCTGTCGATCATTTTCCCCCTTTAATGCTTCTACTTGAAGTCTTAATTCCAACCAAACATTGTCCATAACATTTATGTCCCGACCGGCGTTCTCGTGTAACATATAATAGGTATTCAGTCCGATAAAACCCTCGTTACTATAACGGGCTAAACGCCACGCATTACTATCAAACGCGGATCGGAAAAACCCATTCTGGGCCAAATAAGGCAATAAGAGTTCATTAATCATCTTCATCATGCGACATCCTGTCATGATATCCCATCACGCTGTCAAGAAGTTCCTGTTCAAGATGATCCGGTTCGATCATCCCTTCCATCGCTGGAATTATGACCACGCGGCCGTTTTGCAACGCCCGTTGTATCATGCTATGATATACGGAAATATCCATCCAGCCCTGATTATAGGCTTGGGCTAATAACATTTCCAAATCAATATGTGGAGCAGAAACGAGCGCAGTATTAAGCTGACGCATCTTTCACCTATTTTTGTCGAGAACATTAACTTGGTCGTAAATAGTGTCTCTAACCATGCGATGATCAATCAACATGCCTCTGTCTAGTTGTGACATTGTAGCCCAGGCTTTTTGAGAGATACACTGTCGCCAGTGCATATAGAACAACTCCTGATCAATGCTATAGTCTGTTCCAGGGGTCGTAAGAGTAGAGAAAATGCCTCTCATATGGCGAGCCGCCCTTTTGCTTGTCATCGCATTCTTTACCCATACATAAACTCGGTCGCTGCGGCCTTGTCAAGTTGATCTAAGATGTCCTTAGTATAGACAGCTTCGGGGTTCTCGTTGATCTCCTTGCCGTAGACCTTGCGCCCATCAGCTAGAACATACTGCGTCGAGACCTTCTTGATTATATCATACTTCTCGGCCAAGTCCAAGAGCCCATAATACTTGTCGAGTCCGCCCTTGTAGGTGATCTTGACATCGACTTCGGCATTCTCTTTTGAAATGCGGGACTTATACATTTTGACGTGGATGATGTTGCCGACGACTTCGGTTCCGTCTTTTTCTTTTTTCTTTGAGAGCATCGCAACGGTGCTCGCCGCAAACACGGGTCCCATACCGCCCGAGATGATCTTGCCGCTATACTGGTCCATTGTCTCGTAAACATGGTTTGTGAAAAGAACCGGAATACCCGCCTTCGCGGCGCGAAGCGTTAAAACGCGAAAGGTCGCTCGAATAGCCTTCGACTTCGACAGATCACTTTTACTCGAACCTTCAACAGAATGAGCAACTTCAAGATCAGACGGCAATGCTCCCAAGGAGTCCAGCACAAGGAGTAACGGCGGCTTATCAGTTTTTGTATCAGCGATATACGCGTCGCAAACCTTTACGGCATGGTGATGAAACTTCTCAACGGTTTCTGGTTCAGAATAAATGACACGGCTGGTATCAAGTTCTCGATCTTCCATCATCTCTTTCGTCACAGCGGCTTCACTATCGTAATAGAGCACAAGGCCCTCGGGATGCTGTTGGAGAAAATTCTTACAGATACCAAGAACGAAAAATGTCTTGCCCGTGGCGGGATCACCGGCGAACATCACGATTTTATTGTTGGGGATACCACCATAGATACTGCCTGACAAAAGTGCATTAAGCGCGTAAGAGCCGGTATCAATGCAACCTGTAAACTCTGCTGCGCCTTCACCATCAGATGCTATGCTGGTGATCATGTTATTACTCTTGATGCTTTTCATAAAATCATTAATAAATTTAGCCATTATCTCTTTCTCTTTCTCCGTGTTGATCGATCCAATATGTAAGATGGTATTTTTTCATGGGGCATCGGAAGGCCCCGTCTAGGTGGGGGCTTTTCTTCCTTCTCTTCTTTTTTGATTTCGGGCGGCGGTTTAGGTTTCACCTACCGTCGATGGCGTTGATCTTCGCGAGGAACGCGGTGACCTTTACAACACGATCCGGCCATAAAATCGTATCCTTCTCGGGACTGGCCATGAGATTCTTCAACAAGGGTAGAATCATCGCATACAGCGTGTTATATTTGTCTTTATAGGGGTCAACAACGTTGACTACGGGGGCCGGAGGCGGCTTTGAATCTTGAAAGGAAAAGCCGAAGTCGTCGTCTTTTATGGCCATTAAAATAATCCTTCTAGTGTGTCTTGTTTCTTTGAGTGCCAACCGATCATATTTATTATCGCGTGCAGCGGGTCCAAAAACGCCTTTTGGAACTGCATCCGGTAATCAATAAAGTCATTTAGGTCTTTGAACGGCATAAAACCGGGAGCCGCAATCACAGTATCGAGCACCGGGTTCGGCAGTTTCAAATAGGTGAATTTGATCTTGTCCCCGGAATAGATAGGCGTCCAAGTTTTAATATCGCGATCCTTCAGCATTTTGTTATAGAGAAGCGCCCCCTTGACATGAATCGGAGCCCCCTTCTTATAAATCGTGGCAGCGTCGGAATATCCTTCAAGATTGTTGACGCCGCGCGGAAACGCCACCTCATCGAACGGAGCTTTGAAAAACTCTTTTTTGAAATTTTCGATATACGCATGAAGGGTTCTTTCGTCCTTATTCATGACGAGGCTGATCGCTTCCTCCAGGGCGCTTCGACAAATCTGCGGGGTTGACGACCGCACCGTTTCAATGCCCATAATCTTGAGCTTCGGCTTGTCATAGCGTTTCTTTTCGTTGTCCCAGACGTTCATAATGTAACGTTTCTTGGCTACCCAAAGTGCCTTATCGGCGATATTCTCTCGCTTCATGACCATCGCCTGTTTATAGGCGTTCATTGTCTTAGCCAACTCTTTGTATTTCTCAGCCATGAAGGGAACAAGTTTTTCTTCCCCAATCGTATTGAGAAAGTCGATGGCCTTGGATTTGTCGGTACAATACTTTTCGACCAACGGGCCGAAGCGGATATAAAGCGAGTCCGTGTCGATGGCGATAATGTAGTCCTCACCAGTCGTGCCGCTGATCTTGTTCATGTAGTCGTTAACTTCCCGCGCCATGAACCGGATCGAGAGTTGCCCCGATAAGGTCGTGGCCTCGGCAAAGTTGGGATCATAGTAACGGAAGCCTGCGTTGGCTAAGGCCCCATAAAGAGAGTTCAACTGAATCTTTTTGGCGTATTGCGCCTTGTCATACTTGACCTTGGCCGTCTCATCTGTCTCGGCCCCCATCAACGCCTGATATTCTTTGCGTTGCTTGAACTGCAATTCCATCAACGCAGGAAGAAAGCCTTGAAAGTCTCGGCGAAACCGACAACCGTTGGCAGCCACACAATATCCCATTCCCCCAACCGCAGTATTATTTCCGTTAATAAGAAGCTCAACGTTAAACCCATCAAACTTTTCAACAAACGTCTCGGGCGAGATGTTGTATTGAATGATGATATGTGGATACAGCGACGTTAAGTCGAAAGACATCACCCAATCGTGCATCCCCACAAGCGGGTCTTTACAAAATCCACCTTCAAACTCGCGCTCCGGGTTCTTTGCCGTCTGGGGAACGACGATGTTGCGATCCATCAAATAATTATAAATGATGATGTCCCACAGCAGCACGGACGTGAACGCATCATTGAGATTAACCTTGGCGTCATAAGCAATCGCATAGACAAGCTCAATAAACCGCAGCTTCTCTTCAAGCATAAAAACCAAGTCAACGTCATGGATGTTATATTCAATAAACTTTTGATGGTTGTTCCTATAAAGATCAGACAGTCCCTCGTATTCGGAGTAGTCGATCTTTTTTTCGTTCAACTCGATGTGCGCGATATTGTTGAGCGAGTAGGAGCTTTGCTGGTTCGGTTGAAACTTCTTATAGAGGTGCATATAATCCAGCACGGCGATACCCACAGGCGTGAACATCTGCACCTCTTTACCTTTGAGAAAAAGACTTCGTTCACGCAAGCAGCGCCACGGCGAGAGCCGCTTGGCGTCGCCTTCTCCCAGGATTGCGGTGAGTCGATTCACGAGATACGGAATATCGAAGCCGTCGATGTTCCAGCCGGTTACAACGTCCGGCGTCCATTCATCGGTATTCCAGAGCGATAAGAATTTGAGAAGAAGTTCTTTCTCGGTCTTGCATTGAAGGTAGGTGATGTTGGGTTGATGCGGCGTATAGTCGCCGAAGCCGAAAACGACCTTTTTGTTTCGATACCGGATGGCGATGGCGGTGATTTTTTTATTAGCAGTTTCCATGTCTGGAAACCCATCGTCGGCGTCAACCTCGATATCAAGACCCACGATTTTAATCAGCGACTTATCAAACTCGATTTGGCCAGGATAGTTGTCGTGAATAAACTGGTAAATCCACTTATCAATACCGTAGACATTATAGCCTGCCACGCCGTCAAAGCGCTTGAGAGACTCCTTCACGGCCCAAACATCAGCGTAGTCAACGCGTTCAACGCCTTGACCTTGCAACGTCTTGAAGGGAGTTTCTTTTTGGGTGGGGAGAAAGAGATAGGGCTTGTAGGGAATGCTGCGTTTTATGCGCTTGCCGTCTTCGTAACCCAACAGTTTGATAAATTTTCCAAGCTGCGCAACGGACGTATAAAATGCAACCATTCATCCCCCCCATGAAACTTCCATTATATATGAAAACTAATAAAAAGTCAACACAAAAAAATAGGGCCCAAGACGAATCTTGGGCCCCACTATTAAAATGTCTTAGGTGTTTGCGGCGGGCTCGACCGCAGCTTCAGGCTCGGCTGCGGGAATGACCGTAACCTTCTCATCAACCAACGCCTTTGAAACGTCCGTTGCAATATCGACGTTAGCGGTCGCTAGCGTAGCGGCTCCTTCAGGAGAAACAGCCACCATCACGTCAGGTTGCCCTGGCGCAGTCACAACTGGAATAACTTCAGAATTAGCCGGAACCGTTTCGGACGCATCACTCAAAAGAACCGTTGGAACGGTTGCTGGAGGTTCGGCCGCGACGACCGTTGCTTCAACGACTTGAGGGATAGCGTCGGGAGTTACCACATCAACAACAGGGTCTTTCGTTATCGGATCAACGACCGTTGTCGTAATAGTATTAGCGGCGGCTATTTCGGTAGCGGGTGGAAGTTCGGCCGGGGCCGGTTCTGCCTTGGCTACTGCTTCTTCAACAGTCTTAATCACATCAACGCCCTTTGTTTCAAGGTCGGCATGAACTTCCTCGGGAACGGCCACAACAGTGTCCGCCTTGCCCTCGGGAGATGCGATAACGCCAGTTACGACATTATCCGAAACTTCATGGGTTGCGTCAGCGACGGTCAAAGTCACCTGCGGTTCGGTTGATACCGGATCAACAGTTGCTTTTGTATCAGCCGAAACTTCTACAATTTGCGGAAGCGGGTCGGGAAGTTTGACTTCAACGGTTGGAACCGTCTTATCGTCAGCATTGAGAACAACAGTTGTCGTTTCGGAAGGAACGCCCGTTACGGTTGTTGTATCACTGCCGGTAGCTGTTGGCACCGTTACGGCCACTGTAGCAGCAGCGGGCGCAGCCACATCAGCAGCAGGAGCCGCCTCTGGCGTCACAAGGGTGCCGTCAGATGCAACAGGTGCGCCATCAGAATTAAACGTTGTATCAGCCGGAAGTTTGACCGGAGCAGCCGGAGCTTCAACCGGAGCCTCGGCAACAGGTGCCGGAACGTCAACGGCCGGAGTTGGGGCCGCTTCCGCTACAGCATCTTTAACCGCTTGAATCACATCCACACCCTTTTCATCAAGATCGGCATGAACTTCTTCAGGAACAGCTACAACGGTTTCCGCCTTGCTATCAGGAAGTGTGATCGTGTCGGTCACAACATTGTTTGAGATTTCCTTGGTTGCGTCGGCCACAGTCAAAGTCACCTGTGGCACGGCACTTGCCGGATCGACAGTCGGGACATTTGTTTCAGCCGAAACTTCTACGGTTTGAGGTAGAGGATCGGGAAGTTTGACTTCAACGGTTGGAACCGTTGGGTCATCGGCGTTAAGAACAACAGTCTTTATCTCAGGGGCCACCTCTGCTGCGGGGGCCGCAACAGGAGGCGTCAAGTCAACTGACCCATCGGCCTTGAGAGGGGAACCATCAGAATTAAAGATCGGAACTGCCGTTGAACTTGTTTCGGCAAGAGCCGGATCAAGAGTTGGCGTAGCGAGGACAGCAGGCGCAACATCGGAATCAGCCTTAATGACTGCGGTCGAGATGTCTTTTCCTACGTCAACGCCAAGCGTATCGAGAGATTTTTGAGTTTCTGGCGTCACGGCAACCATAATATCGGACATGCCAGGGGCCGTCACAACCGGCGTTAATTCGGCGGTTGGGGGGATGGATTCAGAAGCGTCCGCAAGAACGACTTTTCCATCGTCCACGGTTGCTTCAACAACTGAGGGGAGGGTTGCCGGAACAACGACCGTAACCGGCGTTGTCGAATCGGTTGGGGTAACTGAAACTTCAACCGGCTTAGCATTGTCAACCACTTCAGGTGGAAGTGGAGGAGCTTCGGCTTGGGTCTGATCGATGGCAGCTTTAATCGCTGCGGCCGGATCAATACCAGCGTCCGTCAAAGTCTTTGCGACATCAACCGGGGTTGCAACGACAACATCGCTCTTACCAGAATCGGACTGAATAACATCGGTCAAAACATTGTTGGCCTGAACTTCATAGGTTGCATCTTTAACATTAATCGTCGCTTGAGGGGTATCTGAGGTTGCGTCAACCGTGTTAGCCACCGTCGCCGCGACTTCCACAATCTGCGGAAGGGGATCGGGAAGATTAACTTCAACGGTCGGAACAGTATTGCTTTCAGCGTTCACAACGGTCGTTGTAATCGTTGTAACCGGGGCTGCGCCGGGATCAACAACGGGCACGCCCGGAGCATAGATCGTTCCATTCGCAGCAACAGCGGCACCGTCTGAGTTAAACGTCGCGACAAAAGGCTTTCCATCGGCAACTGCATCAAAAGGGCCGACCGGAACAATAACCTTTTCTTGGTTGAGGCCAGTCGCCTTGAAGGTAAATGTGATAATACCATCATGATACATTGCGGTATCTAGTTTAAGACCATCGGCGATATAAAATTTAACGCTAAGGTCGCCACCTGGAAAGATTCCCTGGTGATAAAACGTATCATCCTTTTCAGGATCGGGAAATTCGTCT